CGTACGAGAGGTTATTAAAGAAGAGTTATTAGAAATTCTTCGAGAAGGATTACAGTCGACAGTTACAGAGTTACAGACAGAATCAGTTAAAAATAAACCGATACGAACTAAAAAAACTAATAATAAACCAGTATATACCGATAATCGTTTTTCGGATATATTAAATGATACAGATCCTTTACGCGAAGAAGGTGTACCTAATTATAGAGAGTTGATGAATGAAGAAACTAATAATATGTCATTCAGTTCAAAAGACGCTCAAGGTTTTGGTATGATTCGAACTGGTAATACTCCGACACAAATAATAGAAGATCCAGAGTCTGGAAAGAACTTGCAAGTCGATCCAATTGTTTCAAGAGCAATGAATCGTGATTATAGAAGTTTAATGAAGGCAATGGATAAAAAGAAAAATAAAGGCTTTGCACTATAATGGCATATCGTATACAAACAGTTAATGATTCAACAATAGAACCTGAGATCGGCTTAGGTATAGATTTATCATTCGGTAATCCGGGTGTATTTAAAACTTTGTATACAACAAAAGATCAAGCTAAAGCTAATATTAGAAATTTATTATTAACTAGAAAAGGCGAACGATATAATTTAATTAATTTTGGTAGTGGATTATTAAACGTAGTATTTCAACCCAGTACACCTGAAATTAAAGAATTAATTGATTTAGAAATTAACGAAGCATTAACTAATTGGTTACCATATATAATAGTTCAAGATTTAGAAATATTAACTATAGAAGACGATCCAACTTTATTGCATACTATTAAAATAACTATAAAATATACAGTTGATGGGTTTAGTACTGATGCTATTACTATAACAGCTAATGAAGATTCATCTACTATAACGATTGATTAATTATGAATGTAAATAAAGACATAACATATATAAATAAAGATTTCGGTCAATTTCGTAAAAATTTAATAGATTTTACTAAACAATACTTTCCAGATTCTTATACTGATTTTAATGAATCATCACCTGGAATGTTGTTTATGGAAATGGCTTCATATGTTGGCGATGTATTATCATATTATGCTGATAATAATATTAAAGAATCATTATTAGCACAAGCAACAGAGCGTAGTAATGTATTTGATATTGCAACCGAGTTAGGATATACTCCAAAAAATGCAATACCGGCTTATACTGACGTCGATGTATTTCAGTTAGTACCATCTATTGGATCTGGGGATAATGTTCGTCCGGATTATAATTATGCATTAACTATTAAGCCAGGATTTCAAATAAAACAAAATGATGGTCCTGCTGTTTTTAGAACATTAGATTCAGTTGACTTTTCTTTTTCTTCTAGTATCAATCCAACCGAAGTTACTATATATGAAACTGATGATGCTACAAAACAACCAATTTATTATTTATTAAAGAAAAAGGCTAGAGCAGTTTCAGGTACAATTAAAACTACGACATTTACATTTAATAGTCCGATAGCTTATGATAAAGTAGTTTTACCAGATCGAAATATTATAGATATTGTATCATGTGAAGAGTCAGATGGTGATAATTGGTACATGGTTCCTTACTTAGCACAAGACACTGTTTTTGAATCGATTCCTAATTTAGCAGAAAATGATCCGGAGTTATCAATATTTAGATCTGCAGCGCCTAGTCTATTAAAATTGAGAAAATCATCTAAACGTTTTATTACTAGATTACGTAGTGATAACTTATTGGAAATGCAATTCGGATCAGGTGTGTCTGATAATAATGATGAAGAAGTTGTGCCAAATCCTAGTAATGTAGGAAACGGTTTAGCAGGATTTCGTAGAGCAATTGATGTTGATATAGATCCTTCGAATTTCTTATTTACTCGAACATATGGACAAGCGCCAGCTAATACTACGTTAACAGTTAAATATACAGTCGGTAATGGTATAACAGATAACGTGCCAGCAAATGTATTAACGGTAGTAGATTTTATAGAATTTGAAGATGATGTTAATAATACTAGTAATGCTGGTATAGTTAATTTTGTTAAATCTTCTGTTGCAGTAAATAATCCTAACCCAGCAACTGGTGCTAAAAATCAAGATACGCTACAAGACATAAAAAATAATGCACTGGCAAATTTTGCTACTCAGAATCGATTAGTAACGCGTGAAGATTATATAATACGTACATATTCAATGCCAGCAAAATTTGGTAGTGTAGCAAAAGCATATATTGTACCAGATGATCAAATATTACAACAAGATCAAGTTGAAAAGAGAATACCTAATCCATTAGCAATGAATATGTATGTTTTAGGATATAATGCAAATAAACAATTGGTAGAGTTAAATCAAGCAATTAAAGAAAACTTAAAAACGTATTTAAATCATTACCGTATTTTAACGGATGCTATAAATATAAAAGACGCATTTATTATTAATATAGGAATTAATTTTGAAATAACAGTGCTTCCTAATTATAATAGCAATGAAGTATTATTAAAATGTGTATCTAGTTTAAAAGAATATTTCAATATAGATCAATGGCAAATTAATCAGCCTATTATAAAGTCAGCAATTACTAATATTATAGGNAACGTTCAAGGAGTGCAAACCGTAGTAGCAGCAAAGATTAGAAATTTATATGATTCTGATAATGGATATTCTGGAAATGTGTATGATCTTGCCCCAGCTACTAAAAATGGAATCATTTATCCATCATTAGATCCTAGTATATTCGAAGTAAAATATCCTAATCAAGATATTCGAGGAAGAGTAGTAAGTTCTTAATATCTTTATATTTATACTAAAAGGATATAAAATGGGCGTAATACGAGATAATCGAACAAGTATTGTAGCAGGAGGACTTATTTCAGCGAGTTATGTTTCGGATGTATATAATGTTTTAACTGGAAATACTGTTGAAAATATTGCGTTTTCTGGTTCGCTAAATATTACCGGGAGTTTAATTGGAACATTAACAGGTACTGCTAGTACTGCTTCATATGTCGAAACATCACAAACAGCTTCATATGTTAATTTAGCACAAACAGCTTCATACGTTGAAAATGCAATTAGTTCTTCATATATTAGCGGTTCAAATGTAATTACAACATCCGGTTCAATACAATATTTGCAAGTAACTTCAAAGTTTATCTCAGAAGGAACTGCATTTATCTATACAGCATCACTTCCAGCAACAGATCCATCTGTAAATGGACAACTTTGGAGAAGTGGTAGTTATTTAATGATTAGTACAGGTTCGGGAAGTTAATTATGTTTAGAATATTTTATGCAGATAGTGATGCTACTATGTACGAGGCAACGAGTCTCGAATCATATAATACTGGATTAGACGAAATACTCGAAGTTGGAAAACAATTAGATACAGACGGAGAAACATTAGTAAAATCTAGATTTGTAGTTAAATTTAATATGTCAGAAATTAGAGATGTATTAACAAAATATTCTGCAGATTTAGATTCATGTAAATTTGTTTTACAATTGTTTACTACCCACGCAGTTAATCTTCCAGCAAATTATACATTAGATGCAAAGTTAATGGCACAACCATGGACAAATGGTACTGGACTTTCTAGTGATACATATTCAACCGCAGATGGTATATCATGGGCGACACCTCATGCATCATGGTCATATTCACAAAATATCGGACCTACTATATCAGGATCTAGTTGGATATCTAGTAGTCAAGCAGTAAATACAGGAGCTCCTAGTTTATATGTATCTGGTAGTGGTGAGGGTGGAAGTTGGTTATGGCAATCTGGTTCTGGTGTATTTAATACATCGTCTTTTGATTCATCATATTTCTATCAACCTGGACTAAATGAAGATGAATCTTTTTCATATAGACCAACAGATATTAATATGGATGTTACTGGAGCAATAAAAACATGGTTATCTGGATCTGGTAATATTTCAGTAGACAATAATGGATTCTTAATTAAGTTTTCAGAAGCAGATGAAGCAGATGGTACTAAAACTGGAATTATTAAGTTTTTTAGTAGAGAAACACATACTATATATGTCCCTAAATTAACGATGTACTGGGATAACAGCACTTTTACTACAGGAACTCTAGCTCCGGTTAACTTAGAGTCATATCTAACTTATAGCAAGACTAAACCGTCGTATAAAGACACAGAGATTACTAAGATTAGAATATATGCTCGAGATAAATTTCCACAAAAATCTCCTTCTAATTTATTTCCATTACAAACAGTTAAATATTTACCGACTACTACATATTATGCAATTCGAGATGCGGCTACAGATGAGTACATAATTCCGTTTGATAATATTTATAATAAAGTAAGTTGCGATAGCACAAGTAATTTCATACATGTAGATATGAATAGTTTTATGCCAGAACGTTATTACCGCATAGAATTAAAAATTGAAGATGGATTTATGGAAGAGTATATCGACGACGAAATTTATTTTAAAGTAGTTCGATAATGGCAATTAAAAAACAAAATCTATTAGACCCGATAGCGTTACAGCAAACATCTAAATATATTAAAGATGGTTTAACCGTTGTTTCTAATAATACTGATATTGTTCCTAGAGATTTAAATGGAAATGTTATAATTAAATCTGGATCATATATAGTTATCGAGCCTAACTCATATAATATCGATCAACAGTCAATGTTAGATATAATTGATACTCGTTTTAATTATTTTAGTTTTCCTGTACAAATTGTTGATGATCTTGTTGATATTGATACAAACTTTGATTTTGATAATGTGTCAGCAAAGTATATAATTCCACGACCTACTGATAGTAAAGGTCAGCCACAAAACTTACAAAGAATTAGTACATCTTACAACAGTGATTGGTATTATAATAACGGCGAATTATCGCAAGGATATANAGCCTTACAATTTACCGGAGGTACACAAGAAAATGTAAATAGTTATACTATTACTAAAGATGTGTTTAATACATTAAAACAACAAAATAAAACTTTAAAATTTACTATTCAACTTCAATGGAACTCGCTAGTAACAAATTCACGCGTTGGTTTTGTTACACAAATTACGAGAACAAATGCTAGAAATTACAACCCATTACCAGTACCATTTACAATATATAAAGAACAAGGATCAGCACCAAATGGAATAATTAATTCTAATACAAACCCATATGGGTTTAGAACAACTAATTATCCGTTTTTGCGATTGACATATATTGTTGATATTAATAATACCCGGGAAGGCGATACTTATACTATAAATACACAATCAGGTGGACCTAGTTGGATATTAGCTCAAAACTGTATATGGGATATAGAAATTGAAGATATACCTAATTCAACAAATAACTTATATCAAAATATATATGATATCAATGAAGATACTGTTATATTAGATGATGATGGCGCTGTGCGTGTACGACGTACCTTAGCAACTAACGACGAAATAATAGTAGAATAAAATGTTAGATCAATATAAAAATATAGAACAAATATCATTAGCACAAAAATCTGTTTCTGCGCAACGTATTGATACTGTTCAATTAGAAAATATTAATAGTAACTTTACAAACCCAGTTTATTTTGATAATGATATTATTAATAAATCTACCGTAGAGTTTCATTTATATTCAGGCGATGTTTGGGTTACTGGAAAACATAAAAATCAATCGTTATCAAATACGCCAGTATATTTCAATAAAACAAATAATACTGAGATACGATTTGATTCGCAACCATTTGTTTTAGATATTTATGAAGAACTACAAAATTTACAAATAACAAATGGCAATTATAAAATTGCTATTAACTTTTTCGAGAATTTAATTGGAGGTTTTGATCAACAACATTTAAGAATCGACGAAATATCTCCAGATCGTACTGAAATACGTTTAAAAGCAATAGATGTTAATAATTCAGATTTTATATCTCAGATTGCAAATTATATAGAAACTGTTAATCAAACAACTCCAGCTGGATTCTTCGAAACCTATTTGTTAAACTTTAGCAGAAACCAATGTGTACAATTTGTTAATAGTGTTGTAATTGGTGAATATTTATATATTAAATTATATGAACCATTACCAGAAATATTTGAAACTAACTTTAGATGTTGGGTAGTTAAAGAATTAAAACCAACGTATATAGATAATATTAACGTTGAGTCTATTATAGAATCAAAATCATTTAATGTTTTAAGTGGACCGAATTGGCAAGCAAATTATTCATATGATACGTCGACTGAAACAGGATTACAAAATTGGAATGACTTATTAGGTTCATCTACATCTACGTCGCAGCAAATTATCGATAATTTCTTTTCTGGTAGTTTATCTGGAATGAAATTAAATATTGACTATTCTGATTTTAATAATTTTATATTTTATAGTTCAGCAACAGAACGTTTAGATAATTTTAAATATAAACTACAATTAATTGAATATTATACATCGCAAAGTTTAGTATTAACTGGGATTTCTGGTAGTACTTCTACAACGAATGCACAGGATTTTGCAAACTTAAAATCATCATTAATTGGAGGATTTGACAATTTTGAGCGATACTTATACTTTGAGTCATCATCTAAATTAACTACTTACGATATTCCGTTAATTAATGCAAATGTAGCAATTGTTACTGGTAGTTATATACAACCAATACCAAAATCAAATACAACTAAACCATATACATCATATAGTGTAGAGTCTAGTCAATTTAAAACGTGGTATAATGAATTGTATACATCTGCATCATTGTACGATAATTTAAACGATAATTCATTATTAAAAACAGTACCAGCTCATTTACAGTTACAATCTGATAGTGTAGATTTAATTACATTTGTTAATATGCTTGGTCATCATTATGATATATTATATACATATATCAATCATATGACTAAAATAAATAAGCGTGAAGAAAATCCTAAATTAGGAATGGCTGACGATTTATTATATTCTGTTGCTAAACAATTTGGTTGGAATTTATCTAACGGACAGCAAGGTCAAAAGCTTTGGGAGTATACGTTAGGTACATCTGAAACTGGTGTTCCTATTACCGGATCAAATTCTATAGGCGAACCATCAGTATCAGGTCAAAAGTCAACATCTACCATATGGAGAAGAATTGTAAATAATTTACCATTATTATTAAAGTCTAAAGGTACAAAAAGAAGTATACAGGCATTATTATCATGTTATGGAATACCACAAACATTAATGACTATTAATGAATACGGTGGACCTAGATTGGATAGAGCACCTATATATGAAAAATTAAATTTTGATTATGCATTAGACTTAATTACTAATCCAGCTGGACTAGTTACAATTGATTATAGTCAGCCAATTGATTCAGTTGAGATTAGATTCCGTACGGATAATGTAATAACGAATCCATTGTTGCCTAGCACAATGAATTTATTTACAATTGGAAGTAATACGGTAACATTAGATTATACGTCTGGTACGATGGGTACTATACAAATTAACGGCAATAGTTCAGATAATATTGAATTATTTGACGGTGAATGGTTAAGTGCAATATTGCGTACGGATGGATCTAATTTAGAAGTAGTAGCTAAAAAATCTAAATATGGAAAAATTGTAGCAGCTGTAAGTGCGTCAGATGTAGCTTCTTTTGCTAACTCAGGAACATTAACATTAGGCGGTACAACTGGCGGTAGTCGNTTAGTCGGTCAACTTCAGGAATTAAGATTATGGACATCCAGTTTACAAGATTCGGCATTTAATAATCATGTAAAAGCCCCAGGTGCATATGATGGAAATGTAAATGCATATGATGAATTGGTTTTTAGAGTTCCATTAACACAAAAAATTAATCATGCTACAACTAGTAGTTTACCCGGAGTAGAACCTAATAATTCTGGAATATCTGCTTTA